TACAAAACGTTGGGAAGAGATTTTTGGTAAGAAGAAACCAAATCCTGTGGCAAAAGAAGTTAGAACACCAAAGTATAAACAAAAGGTTGTTAAAGCTAAAAAAGGTAAGGGTAGTTACAATAGAAAAGTAAATATAGAAGAAAAGGATTGGATATGGACATAAAAATGATAAGACCTTATACGGAAGAAGAAAAAGAAATATTAAGAAAAGGATTAGAAGAATCTGAATTACAGGAGAAAAATAATGGCTGAATATAATAGAAAAAATGTGATTGAGGCTGTAAAAAGCCACGCTAAAGGTCATATTGAAAAACATAGAATGAATGTAGAAATATATCTGAAAAATGCTTCAGGTATTGGTGAGCACCCGGATGTATTGGAAGCAATTGAAAAAGAATTAAAAGTAATAGCGGAGTATGATGACCAATTAGAAGTTATCAAAAAATACTTTGAACAAGACCCATTAAAACCCATATCAAACTAGTGCCTGTTTATACTTTTTATAATAAGAAAACCAAGAAGGAATATGATGATATGATGTCTATTTCTGAAATGGAAGAATTATTACATAGTAATAAGCATATTACACAGGTAATCAAAGGAATAAATATTGTATCTAGTACAGGTGAGAGAACAGGTAGAACAGATAGTGGATGGAAAGAGAATTTAAGTAGAATAGCAGAAGCTCATCCTAAAAGCGAACTGGCAAAAAGATATGGTAAAAAATCTATCAAACAATCTCAAACAGAAAACGTAATAGCAAAACATAAGAAAAGATTACGAGGTAAAAAATAATGGCAGACGATATACCAGATTATATGCGTGGGTTTGACCTTGATGATGATTGGGGTATTACACCAGTTACATCAACACCCACAAAAGAGCCTACAGTAGATCCTAAAATTATAGAGAATAACAATTTAGAATTATCAAAAGTAAAAGAAGACGTTGGTGACATAAAGTCAATGATGAATGAGATAATGCAAATTGTGGCCGATAAAGAAACTGTAACTAAAACATCTACAGACGAAGAAACTGAAAAAAGATTTAAAGATTTAGAAAAGGTTATATTACCATTTTTATATAATCTATCTAAAAGTGACGAGCCTTATATACATTGGCCAAATAGAAAACCAATACTAAAGGCACAAATAGAGAAAATCTTAAAATTAACAAGGAGTTGATATGATAGCGAAAGCAAAACATAAAGAACTTAAAAAACAAGTAAATGAAGTTGAAGAAGTTAGAAATAATGATAGATCAAGTACAAGTTGGTTTCAATTAAGAGAACTCAAAAAGTTAAAATTAAAAGCAAAGGAAAAGTTAAATGAAATTAAGCAATAATTTTAGTTTAAAAGAACTTACAGCTTCACAGACAGCTGAACGTAAAGGTATCAGTAATAACCCTAGTGAAGATCATATGAATAACTTGAAAGAATTGTGTGAAAATGTATTACAGAAAGTAAGAGACCATTATGGTAAAGTAGTTTCTGTATCTAGTGGGTATCGTAGTCCAGAGTTGTGTTTAGCCATAGGATCAAGTGTCAATTCACAACACGCTAAAGGCCAGGCGGCCGATTTTGAGGTCTATGGATTATCTAATGCTGAACTATGTAAATACATAGCTGAGAACTTGGATTTTGACCAATTGATTTTGGAATACCACAATATTGGAGAACCAAACAGTGGGTGGATACATTGTTCATACAGAAATGATGGTGAAAACCGAAAACAGATTTTAAGAGCGTTTAGGGATGAAAACGGTAAAACCAAATACGAATCTTACGATCCAAAGTGAAAAGAGAAACGGGAAGAGATTAGAAAATCTCCCGATTTAATTAACAGCCATTTGATGGATTATAGATCCACATAAGGCTTGACAGATGATGGAAATTATGTTATATTATAATAATACAATAAATGAAGGTGAAATATTATGGCAAAAAAAGAATTTAAATTTATAGATTTAGACAAGACACTACTTCCTAAAACCAAAGGCATGAAAGTTGATGGTTTTAGATTTTATAATATAGACGGTAAAAACTATCCATCAGTTACAACAGTATTAGGTCAACTTAAAAAAGATGGCCTACAAAAATGGCGTGATAGTATTGGTGAGAAAGTTGCTCAATGGGAAATGGGTAGAGCGGCTCGTAGAGGTAAGGCAACTCACACTTTAGTTGAACAATATATCAAAAACGAAACACCATCTATCCGTGATGTGTTACCGTTAGGTTTATTTAAACTATTAAAACCTTATATAGACCAAGTAGATAACATACACTTATTAGAGGCAATTATGTATAGTAAAAAACTAACAATTGCCGGCCAAGTGGATTGTGTGGCAGAATATAATGGTAAGTTATCTGTAATTGATTTTAAAACAGCAAATAAAGAACGACAAGAAAGTTGGATTGACAATTACTTCATGCAAACAACGGCCTATGCTCATATGTATGAAGAAACTTTTGGTACACCAATAGAACAAATAGTTATTTTATTAGCAAGTGAAGATGGTACTTCTCAATGTTTTATCAAAGAGAAAAAAGATTATGAACAAGACCTTATAAAAGCAATTGATGGTTTTTATAAATATTATGAAGAACTAAACAAAGATAAAATTCAAGCAAGTTAATCAAAAAAGTGGCCCATATTTTATCCAGAGAGGGCTAAATGAATAAAATAATAATCGGATTACTCTTTAGTTTATTTGTGTTATCAGCAAACGCTGACCATGAAAAAACTGTAGGAGAACTTTATCAACTAGAATTGCCTGCTTTATGTGGTACGCCACAAGGTATACAGACATATATAGATCACTACAATTTAAAACCATTTCATCTATCATTAGGTAGAACAGGTATGGTAGAAGATGGTGAACCAGTTTATATGTTAACTTATATGATTAACGAAGAAACAGGCCACACAATGGCTGTACTAGATATACCAAGTGCACTTGAAAGATGTATTTTATTTCATACATTTGATTTAGTTACTGAAATACAAAAACAAGGTTGACAAATTAAGGCCAATATGTTATATTGGTAATGTTATAACTGTGGTGGTGAAAGCTAGCGTTAGTAACCACCCAAAAAAAAGGTGAAAATGAATAGTAAAGAATTTAGTTTAAAAATAGAAAACATAGTCAAAGAAAAAAAGTGTTCACATATGGACGCTGTAATTTTATATTGTGAGGAACTAGAAGTAGATCCTGGCACAATAAAAAATCTAATATCAAAATCATTAAAAGAAAAAATTAAGTTAGAGGCCACTAATAAGAGGATGCTAAAGTATCCGAAGTGTGGTCAATTGCCTATTTAATTATGTATGGAGGGTTTGATGTATTTAAAGTTTATTTGGGAGTTAAATTACACTTTACAACTAAAACTTATGATTATGTTAAATATGATGGAAAGGTTAACTGTAAACTTGAAACGTTTACAAAAAGAAATGATAGATATTTCTTTCACAAGTTAAGTAAACAATATGGACAAGATAATATACTTGATTTCTTTGTTGCTAACTTTGCTTCAGATAGCAAGGGATGGATTGGTAATCTTTTACAAAAAGATGGTAAAGATGTTTATTTGGATTATAAAAAACGTAAAGAGGCTTTTACCTATCACTTTAGAGATGATTGTGTACGGATTAGTGATGACTTTCTTTCTAATAATATTTCTTTTGATGATGGTTTCGTTTGCCGTGGCGGACAACATCCTAGATTGTTACGCCTACTTATTCAAAAAAAATTATCATCACAAACCGCAATCGTGCTTGACCACTTTTTATCGTTTAGTAAGAATTGGTCTAAAGAAATTACCGAGAAAGTTGTATGGCCTAAAATCTCATCTACGCTTACCAGATTAAAACCTTTTATTAGGTTTAATGAAACAGAATGTAGAATGATTATGAAAGATGTATTTGTAAACAAATGAAAAGAGTATTTGTAATAGGTAATGGTGAAAGTCGTAGAAGTATAGATTTAAGACAATTAAGAGAACACGGTAAAATATATGGTTGTAATGCCTTATATAGAGATTTTACACCAGATGTATTAGTTGGTGTTGACCAAGGTATAATGCACGAGATATATCATAGTGGTTATTGTCATAATAATCAATGTTACTTTAGAAACTGGTCAAAAGTGCCTGCTGAACTATTTGATAATATGATAAAGGCCGGTGCCACAGATGAAGATTTAAGATTGGCAAGAGAAGAAGGTGCCTTTTATGAAAACAAAAGAACACCAAAAACCAATCAGTTTGTAATGCACGGTTCAAGTGTGGCAGGTGTGGCTCATGTTGTAAGAAAAGATAAATCAAAACATAAAAAATATGTACAACAAAAGTCAATTAAGATTTCTTGGATAGAAGACAATGATAAATCAAATTGTATTAATGATGTATTGAAAGATAAAAAAGATCCAGGTTGGGCAGCAGGCCCTATTTCTGGTTATATTGCCTGTTTAAAAGAACAACCAGATGAAGTCTATCTAATAGGCCATGATTTAAATAGTACAACAGGTAAAGTTAATAATATGTACAAAGGCACACAAAACTATGTTTTACCAGATCACGCACCAACACCAAGTGTCAATTGGGTACAACAATGGAAACAGACATTTTGGGACTTTAATGGTAAGAATAAACATAATAGAGTAGAGTTTATAAAAGTAAATCCAGATTTGAAACAGGTCAATGATGTCAATAAGCCTGTGTTAGAATGGGACGGTACGGTAACCAACCTACAGTATATTGATATGAAACAATTTATAAAAAACTTTAATATCAAATGAGCATTGACATTTACATAAAAGTGTGTTATATTAGGTGAAATATGTTTGATAAAATAATATATAAAATTTGTGGTTGGGTAGTTTCTATCTGTGAGAGAATACAGAATAGAATTAAGAACACTCCACAAAAAGATTGGCTAAATGGCTATCGTAAGTGGAAAAGAAGTATAAATAAGAATGAAGGCGATTAAACAGCCTACACAAATACAACGAATACAAAGTAATAAGGAGAAAATATGGACTTTGAAACATTAAAAAGCTCGTCAAGCAATTTTGACAAGTTAACAAAAGCACTAGAGCAAAAC